GCAAGCCGCAAGCTGACTGATAAACAGACTGCATTGGTAGACACGATTGTAGCAAGGGGTTGTACGATAGCTCAAGCCGCTGAAGAAGCTGGCTATGCTGCTGGTGAGTCTGGAAGGGTAACTGCAACCAAGACTATGAAGCTTGCTCATGTGCAGCATTACTTGGCACAGAGGATGAATGAAGAGTTTGGATTGAGTGCTACTTTAGCTGTTGGTACAGTGCGTAGGTTGGCTACGAGTGCTAAGTCTGAGTACGTTCAGCTTGAGGCTAGTAAGGATTTGTTGGATCGTGCTGGGTATAAACCTATTGATCGTTCACAGGTTCAAGTGGCTGGTGACATCAAGGTGTCTATTGATCTAGGCTAAGTCTGTTTGTCCCGTGCAACCGTTTGGCTGGTGGTAGCTTAGCTAGGGGGTAGGGGGGAAAACTCTGGACTTACAATGTCTATGTGGTCCCTTCCTCACATTATTAGCCCTAAAGGTTTGTGCATTGCCTAGTAATATTTTTTTAGTGTAGGAGTATTTTATGAGTAGGTATGAGAAGAAGCCTGAGGCTCAGCCACCGCGAGCGGATATGACTGTTGCCAAGGCTGCATTGAAGAGTGTTGGATATGGTCGCTAAGAAGTATCAGAATCCTGAGGGTGGTTTGAATGCTGCTGGTCGCAGGTATTTTAAGAACAAGACTGGTGCTAATTTAAAGAGGCCTCAGCCTGAGGGCGGGCCTAGGAAGAAGTCTTTTTGCGCTAGGATGAGTGGCGTTAAGGGGCCGATGAAAGATGAGAAGGGCCGTCCTACTAGGAAGGCTTTAGCTTTACGAAAGTGGAAGTGTTAATGCCCAGTAGTGAGAATTATGTTCGGGATTATTCCATGCGTGGTGAGGGCAAGTACGACAAGTCTTCTAAGCGAATGGAAGATAATCGCAAGCGTAAGAAGGCGCGTTACAAGTTGGAGCAGGCTGGTATTGCCAAGCGTGGTGATGGCAAGGATGTTGACCATAAGAACGGAAATCCAAGGGATAATAGTGGTAAAAATCTAAGAGTTATTGGCAGGGCTGCTAATAGGTCTATTAAGCGTAACAAGAGTGCGGGAAAGGCATAGTTATGTGTTTTGGTGGTGGTGGCAGAGGTGCCAAAGAGATTTACGAAGAGAAGAAGCCGGAAGATAAGCCGCTTCCTTCTTTGAGTATGAAGCCTGTTGAGCGCGGTAATCAGGAGTTGGGTGATGTTCCGTATCAGCGGAAGGGAAAGCAACGCAGAAGTTTATTAGGAGGTTATTAATGCCAAAGGGTAAAGGAACTTATGGATCTAAGGTTGGTCGTCCTCCCAAGCAGAAGCCAAGTGGAAAGAAGAAGTAGTGACTGAAACTGTAGAGCAGCGTTATGATCGGCTCTCTAAGGAGATGGCTAAGTTTGAGGAGATGGTTCCTGACGTTAAGCGTGACGAACCTGATGCCTCGATGTCAGACAAGATGAAGCGTAGATATGTTAATGTTACTGGCAATGCAGTTAAGTACATTCGGGATAAACACCCTAAATATAAAAGCCTGTTAAAGAAGCTTCAGTCTATTGAGGCTAAGTGGGACAAAGAAGGGAAGCATATGTAATGGCTGTTAATGCTGCTGGTAATTACACTAAGCCTAAGATGCGGAAGTCTTTGTTCAACAGAATAAAGGCTGCTAATGTTCAAGGCACTGCTGCTGGCAAGTGGTCGGCAAGAAAAGCGCAACTCTTAGCAAAGCGGTATAAGGCTGCTGGTGGAGGATATAAATAATGACTGATTACATTAATCCAATAGATAAAAAGCCTTACAGCGAAAAGGAAGTAAGTCGAGTTCGCAGCCTTCTTAGCGATGTTAATCGAATGGCTGAAGAGGGTAAGATTAAAGAAGCTCGAAATACTTTTAATCAGAGAATGAGTAGTACAAGCCGACACGCTGGTTATAACAAGCTTCCAAATCCTTTACGTCGATTAGCGCGGGTAATGTTTCGTGATATGGTTGGTGATAAACCTAAAGATGCAAAAGAGCGTGTGAGTCAAGCGCGTGTAAAAAGTGGCGGCGCTGGTGGCAGAATGATGATGCCTCAAGAATATTCTAAGCGTTCTTTGTATAAGCCTAAGACGAACTAATGAGAGCGCCTCAGAAGTCATTAATAAACTGGGGCAAGCAGAAGTGGCGCACCAAGTCTGGCAAGAAGTCTAGTGAGACTGGTGAGCGTTATCTTCCTAGTAAGGCTATCGCTTCTCTTAGCTCTTCTGAATATGCAGCTACAACCGCAGCTAAACGAAAGGGTAAGGCAGCAGGTAAGCAGCATGTGGCTCAACCGAAAGCAATTGCCAACAAAGTAAGGAAGTACAGAACATAATGGCTTGGTACACTAAGAACACAAAAGAACTTTGGACTGGGGAGACTCACACTCTTCATGGCTTTACTTGGACAGAAGCAACACACATGAGTTACTCCATGAAGCTAGAAGAAGGCCCAGAGCCTAAACCTAAAAAGAAGGCTGCTAAGAAGTGAGCTTTATAAATACAATTAAGCAGCAAGACTTAGATCTTTTGCGCAAGATTGTGCGCAAGGTTCATCTTAGTTATGTTGTGGAGAAGTTTGGCGCTAGCAGTCATTTAGTTAGTGACTCTGCTTGCGATAAGCTGATTGAAAGCATTGCGCCTGAAGTAGTTCAAGATATGATCCGCTTTGGAGTTGATAAAGGTTATAGATGATAGACTTTAAGTACAAGCCTGATGGCGATGTACTCAAGACCTTTATGAAAGATGATACCTTCTTTCGTGGCGTAAGAGGCCCAGTTGGTTCTGGCAAGTCTGTTGGTTGCTGTGTTGAAGTGTTTCGCCGCGCTATTCAACAGAAGAAAGGCCCAGACGGAATACGCAAAAGCCGCTGGGCTATTATTCGTAATACCAATCCACAGCTTAGAACCACTACTATCAAGACTTGGCTAGACTGGTTTCCGGAAAATGACTGGGGTAAGTTTACTTGGTCAGTGCCATACACCCATAGGATTAAAAAGGGAGACATAGATCTTGAGGTTCTTTTCTTGGCTCTTGATAGGCCCGAAGACGTTAAGAAACTTCTTTCTTTGGAACTTACAGGGATTTGGATCAACGAAGCTAGAGAGATTCCTAAGAGTATTATTGATGCCTGTACGATGCGTGTTGGCCGCTTTCCTTCTATGCGTGATGGTGGGCCTTCTTGGACTGGCGTTATTGCCGATACCAACGCCCCTGAAGAAGATCATTGGTGGCCCATTATGTCTGGCGAAGTTCCAATCCCAGATCATATTCCGCGTGAGCAAGCTAAGATGCTGGTCAAACCAGATAACTGGTCTTTCTATACCCAGCCCTCTGGGATGGTTGAGAGGAAAACAGAAGACGGAGAAATAGAAGACTATGATCCAAACCCAAAGGCTGAAAACACAAAGAACATGCTTAAGACTTATTACTCGAACCTTATTCGAGGCAAGACTAAATCATGGATAGATGTGTATGTGATGAATCGGCTGGGTCATATTCAAGACGGAAAGCCTGTATATCCAATGTTTGCATCAGAAGTTCACATAGCAGAAGAAGAAATACCCGTTGCTGCCAGCATGCCAGTTTATGTTGGCGTGGATTTTGGTCTAACTCCTGCTGCGGTCTTTGGTCAAAAGGTAAGGGGGCGATGGTTTCTACAGTCAGAAATTGTGGCCGTAGACATGGGCATCGTGCGTTTTGCCGAGGTTCTTAGAAATGAACTATCCACTAGGTTTGCTGCTGCCTCTGAGGTAATTATTTACGGCGATCCTGCGGGTGATTTTAGAGCGCAGACTGATGAATCGACTCCCTTTCATATTCTGCGCGGTGCTGGCTTGAAGGCGTTTCCTGCGCCTTCCAACTCTGTTGACCTTCGGCTTGAATCTGTATCCTCCCAGTTAACGAAGATGGTTGAAGGTAAGCCAGCACTACTAATAGACAGGCGTTGCCCCCAGTTAATTAAGGGCTTTGAGGGTGGTTATGCTTATAAGCGTATGGAAGTAAGCGGCGAAAGATACGCAGACAAACCAGATAAGAATATGTTTAGCCACGTTCATGATGCAGCCCAGTATTTATTTTTAGGCGCTGGTGAGGGTAGAGCATTAATGAATAGCCAAAGACCAGCCAAGCCTGTGATTGCCAAGCGCAACTTTGATGTGTTTAGTAGAGGCCCAAAGCAAAGAAACAAACCAAGCTTTTGGTCTAGGCTATAACTTTTTGTGCATTGATGTTTGCTCCCTTCTATGCTTACGAGTAGAAAACAAAGGAGATTAATATGTGTTTTGGCGGTGGTGGTCCGAGTCAGGCCGAAAAAGAAGCAGCAGCAGAGCAGCGTATAGAAGCTGAAGCGGCTAAATCTGAAGAGATTCAGAAAAAAGCTAAGCAAAAGCGAGAAGATATTTCTACAGCTTTAGAGGGCAAAACGCAGAGAAGCGGTATGCGCGGTGGCGCAGGAAGGCGCTCTTTATTCCGTGCTTCTGGCGGTGGATTTTTAGGTAGGTTTGGCTAATGGCTGATATAGCAAAGCAATATATTCAAAGTTATCAGAAGGCAAAAGCCTTTCGTGAGAACTGGGTTCCGTTGTTTGAGGAATGCTATGAGTATGCTTTGCCTCA